GCATTACCTTTGATGCAGTTTAATTATGATTATAAATAATAATAACAGGAAATTGATTGTTAAGATAAATGATAAAGTTTTAACAAAAGAGGAGTATAAATTAGAAGATAATAGTATTACTTTTAAGACACCCCCTAAACCAAATGATAGAATATCACTATTAAGAGAGAACAATGGCCAAACAAATAATTAATATAGGAACAACTGCTAACGATGGTACAGGTAGTACAATTCGTGCTGGTGGTGATTTAGTTAACGATAACTTTACAGAAATTTATACAGCATTAGGTGATGGCACTACAATTACTTTTTCAGTAGCAGGCGCAACTAATGGACAAGCATTAGTATTTGATTCAGGTACTGGTAAATTCAAACCAGGTACAGCTGCAGCAAATTCAGATTTCATTGTTTCCGGTGATGGTGGGACAAATCAAACAATTTCAACTGGCAACACTTTATTATTAGCTGGTGGTACAGGTATTACAACAACTGGTGTTGCGACAGATCAAGTATCTTTTGCTATTGACGCAACGGTGGCAACACTAGCAGGTACACAAGGATTGACTAATAAAACTATCGCTGCTGGTAATAATACGATTACAGGTTTAACTACTTCAAACTTAACAGGTAGTGCTGCGATAACAAGTGGTCAATTAGCTGGCTCTATCGCAAACGCAAAATTAGCTAATTCAATAATTACAATAGAAGGAAGTGATTCATCAACTGATACTGTTGCTCTAGGAGAAACATTAGTATTCGCTGGTTCAGTCACATCAGCTATTTCTGGTAATACAATTACATTAACAGGATTTTCTGGTGGTACAGATTTAGACCAAGCAAACGCAGTGGTTAGAGATGTAGGTTATATATCTCATAGATCATCTTCAGCTACACCTACAAAAACCATAGTAGTGACAGTTGCCGCTCAAGCAGCAGAACATTATTATAATGGTACAGGTTCATCAAACAAATTTGTTTTAGATGGTGACCAAGGTCCAGCTTTACAATTATCACCAGGTATATATAGATTTGACCAAGCAAGCGGTACAAACTCAGGTCACCCATTATTATTTTACCAAGACCCAGCTAAAGCTGAAGCATATACAACAGGTGTCACTACAAATGGTACACCAGGAAGTGGTGGTGCTTATACTCAAATAGTTATTGATAAAGATACACCTTTAACATTATACTATCAATGTTCTAGCCACGCATACATGGGTCATGTTATACAAGTCGTTGGTGGATTTTCAAATGGTGCTTTAACATATTCAAACGGTACTGCTACAGGAGATGGTTCTACAGCTACAACAACTATTTCAGCTGGTAGAGCAGTTAATGATGTAATTGTGACAGTAAACGGATTAATATTTGTTCCTACTACTGACTATACAATTTCAGGTACTACATTAACATTTGCTGCTGCGCCAGGCGCAGGTAATAAAATTTCAATTAGATATTTACCTTTATCAGGTTCTGCTACATATACTAATACAGCAGCAACAGGTGATGGATCAACAGTAGGATTTACAATCGCATCTGGTAGAACAGTCAATGATTTAATAACAACAGTCAATGGTGTATTAATGACACCTACAGATGACTATTCAGTTTCAGGCACAACTCTAACATTTGTGACTGCTCCAGCAGCATCTGCTGAGATCAGCATAAGATTATTAAGGTTAAACTAATATGGGTACAATAACTAGAAATTTAGCTTACAATGTTTTAACAGGTGGTGTTATTAATAGACCACTAATAGAAAATGCTTCAATAGCCAATGCTACATCAATACCAGCAGCTTTAACAAAAATAAGATTTTTTAGAGATACAGGAACCTATATAGATGGTTTAATTACTATGTATGGTCTTTCGTAATCTATTATAAATAAAAGAGAACAAGGAGAAACTTAACAATGCCAAGATACAAACTAGTAGATGGAGTAAGAATCCAATTTACTGCTGATAGCAGTAAATTTAAGTAATTTAGTATGGCCTACGAAACCATAACAAAAACGATTATAAATATTGATAAGGAAATAAAATGCCAGCAATAATAACAAATAAATTTAGAATACACAACGCAGAACAGTTTACAGAGTCTTTTACTGAATCTGGAGCAAATGTGTATTACATGGGTATTGGTAGACCTCAAGCGTTTGCTACATCAACTAGAGGTGATAGTAGAACAACAAATGAGGGTTCAGATTCAGCTCCTCTAACACCAGTAGATTCAATACAAGATGAGTTCTTTTATTTTGATGATATGTTGGCGGCTAAGAAAATTTCTAGTTCAGATATTTCATATGTTATACCAAGAAGAAATTGGGCAACAGGTACAGTTTACGATTATTACAGACACGACTATGGTAATAGAATAACAGGTGGTACTTCAGTACAAGCAGCAAATAGTGGTGCGACTACTTTATTTGACGCTACTTATTATGTACTATCAAGTGCAAACCATGTTTACAAATGTTTAGATAACAATAGTAATGCTAATTCAACAGTAGAACCTACTGGAACATCTACATCTATTTTATCAACTGGAGATGGATACAAATGGAAATATATGTATTCACTATCAGCGGCTCAAGCAGCAAACTTTTTATCAACAGACTTTATGGCAGTTGCAACTGATTCAACAGTTAGTTCAGCAGCTACTGCTGGAGCAATAAATGTTGTAAAAATTAAAACTGCTGGTGCAAGTGGTACTAATGGTACGCACACTAGTATAGCAATTAGAGGAGATGGTACAGGTGGAGTAGTGACTTGTGTTGTTTCTGGTGGTGCAGTCACATCTGTGACAGTCACAAACGCAGGTTCAGGATACACTTTTGGATATATTAGAGTTGCAGATATTGTGGCTGCTGGTGCAACAAGTTTATCAGGTACAGAATTAGATTGTATTGTTGAGCCAAGAGGCGGACATGGATTTAATGCAGTACAAGAATTAGGTGGGTATTTTGTAATGTTGAACACTAACTTTGAAGCTACTGAAGCAGCAAACTCTGGTGACTTTACAACTGCAAATGATTTTAGACGAGTTGCTTTAATGAGAGACCCTAAGTCAGGTGGTTCGCCCGCATCGGCAACTACTTTAAGAGGTACAAAAGCAGTTTTAGTGACAAGTCCATCTGGTACTTTTACAGCAGATGAAGAAATTAATCAAGCAACTACTGGCGCAGTCGGTAAAGTTGTAGAATGGGATAGTTCAAACAATATTCTTTATTACATACAAACAAGATTTAATGATGAAGGTGTTGATACTAACGGTAATCAAACAGCGTTTTCTGGTACTAATACTATCACAGGACAAAGTTCAAGTGCTACAGCTACACCATCAACTTCATCAACAACGGTAGATAGTATAGCATTTACAAGTGGATATAGTGCTGGTGAGTTAGACGCTGATGTTGGTGATGTTTTATATGTAGAAAATAGAGCACCAATTACAAGAGCTTCAGATCAAACTGAGAATGTTAAATTAATAATTGAATTTTAGAGGGAAAATAAATGCCAAGTCCAACAGACTTTAACCTCTCGCCTTATTATGATGACTTTACAGAGTCAAAAAAGTTTCACAGAATACTTTTTAGACCGTCATTTGCAGTTCAAGCGAGAGAATTAACACAGTCACAAACACTATTACAAAACCAAATTGAGAGAGTTGGCGATCATCTGTTCAAAAAAGGAGCAATGATTATCCCTGGTCAAGTATCTATTGACACAGAGTACACATCTGTTAAGTTAACAAGTATTGCAGGTTCAAACACATTAGCACAATTTACAACGGGTACAACTATCACAGGTGGTACTTCAGGTGTAGTAGCAAAAATTGTTTCAACAGAAGCAACCGATGGTACTGACCCAGATACTCTTTATGTAAAATATAATAAGACTGGAACAAACAATACAGATTTAGTATTTTCAGATGGTGAAACAATCACAGGAACAAATAGTGATAGTGTTTCATTATCAGCAGTTGTAGCAACTACACATACAGGTTCAGCTGCAGCTATTGAAACAGGTGTATATTACATTAATGGTTTTTTTGTACAAATAGATACTGGAAGTTTAGTATTAGACAAGTACACAAACACACCATCATATAGAGTAGGTTTTACAGTCACAGAAAGTTTTGTGACACCTAATGATGATGCAACATTAAATGATAACGCAGCTGGTTCATCAAACGCAAATGCTCCAGGCGCACACAGATTTAAGATATTACTATCACTTGCTAAAAAAACTTTGGCTTCAACAGAAGATGAAAATTTTTATGAAATTGCTAGAGTAGAAGAAGGAATTACAAAATCTATTGTTAGAAGCACTGAATATGCTGTATTAGAAGATACACTTGCTCGTAGAACATTTGACGAATCAGGTGATTATGTTTTAACTAATCCAGACTTTGATGTTAGAGAACATTTATCGTCAGGTAATAACAGAGGTATCTATACAGGTGGTAATGGTGGTTTAGCTACTAAACTTGCTCTTGGAGTATCTCCATTTAAAGCTTATGTAAAAGGTTATGAATCTGAAAGAATTGGAACAACTTTTGTTGATGTAGAAAAAGCTAGAGATTTTGAAACAGCTAATAATCATAAAACAAGATTTAATGTAAAAAACTTTATTAATGTAAACAATGTTTATGGACAACCAGATGTAGGGTTTGTTTCTGGTGATGTAGAAGCTTTTAAAACAGTTAATTTATTTGATACAAAAACAGCTGTTAGAGGAACGCAACAATCAACTGTGGGTACAACTGTACCACAAATTGGTCGTGCTAAATCTCGTGGTTTTGAAACTGTATCAGCAACTGAATCAAGTGATATAAACGCAACATCTTCAATATACAGACACTACTTATTTGATATTGAAATGTTTACTCATCTAAACTTAACAACATCTGCTTCATTTTCAACAGGTGAAGTTGTATCAGGTGCTACTTCAGGTGCAACTGGTACTGTTCAAAGTGTCACTGCTACTAAATCAGCAGCGATAGCGATTACAGCTGCCAATCCTTCTGTTGCAACTTTATCTTCTCACGGATTTAGAGATGGTCAACAAATTACTCTAACAGGTGGAACATATTCTGTAAATAGTACGGTTAACTCAGGCGCAAGAGTTTGTGTTGTAAGAAACACTACAACAAATACTTTTGAATTATTTGATAGTGATGGTACAACATCATTAAATGTCACAGCACAGTCAGGTAATCCTACAGCCTCTCACACAGTAGTTGTACTATCAAATGTTTCAGGTACATTTAGTGCTAGTGAAGTTATATCAGGTGCTACTTCTTCTGCGACAGGAACAATTCAAGCTGATACTTTAGGATTCAATGGAGTTAAAACAAGAGATATAAACTCTGTTAAACAAATTGGTATGGCTGGTTCTCCAACATACACAGCAGATGCTGACACAACAAGTACATACGGATCAAATACTACAATTACAGGTAATGTCACAGTAGCAAATAGTGATGCAACTGTATTTGGTAAAGGTACAAACTTTACAACAGATTTGAAAATAGGAGATACAGTTTCATTTACAAATAACGCAAACGGAACAGTATCCGGTATAGTTAAGTATATTGTATCTCAAACAGAATTAGAATTAACAGCTAATGTAGGTGGTAGTGATGTCACTACAGCTTCAGTATTAACAGTTAAAAGAGCAAAACTTACAAATCCTGAAAACAATATTTCAATATTTGACTTACCTCATGTCACAATTAAAACTTTAAAAACAACTGCAAACAGTGATGCAACAGATACTAACTTTAATGTTAGAAGAAACTTCACAGGTACATTATCATCAAATGGTGATGTCACAATTACTGCAGGTACAAATGAAACATTTGCTTCTTTCGCAAGTGATGATTTTACTGCTACAGTTATGACAACTGGCGCTGGTGGAACTGGCGCAGTTGGAGATGTATTAAATTTAGGTGGAAATAACCACGAAGGTGATTCTATCTTTACATTAGGTGGTTCACCAACAGGTAAAACACTAACAGTAGATTTAGGTGCTAATTTTCAAGGACATAAATTAAAGATTTTAGCAACAATAGTAAGAACGGTTGCTGGTTCAAAAACAAAAGCTTTAAACAGTGGCTCAACAGTTGCTATTTCAACTCAAGCAACTATTGAAAGTGGTACAATTGGTTTAGGTAAAGCTGATATTTTCAAAATCAATAATGTTTATATGTCACCTGCTTTTGGAACAGTTGCTACAACTTCACATACAGATATTACAAATAGATTTAATTTAGATAATGGACAAAGAGATAATTTCTATGACATAGGAAGATTAAAATTAAAACCTGGTGCGATTAGACCAACAGGTAGATTACTTGTTAACTTTGATTTCTTCTCACATGGATCAGGAGATTATTTTGATGTTGATTCTTATGCTGGGGTAATTGACTATGAAGATATTCCAAGTTATAATTCAGATACAACAGGTAGTAAATTTCAATTAAGAGATTGTTTAGATTATAGACCTAGAGTAGATGATGCTAGTACAATAAATTCAGGTAATAACGATAGAAGTTTTGATGGAACAGGTGGATCAACTATTGATATACCACAATTCAATTCAGATATAACAACAGACTTTGAATTTTTCTTAAATAGAATAGATAAAGTTTTCATCACTAGACAAGGCGATTTAAAAATATTAAAAGGTGCTAGTGCTATCAATCCATTAGAGCCAGGAAATTTAGATGGACATTTACTATTAGCTACATTAACTATACCAAGTTATACTTTAAATACAGATGAAGTATTAGTAAGAGCTGAAGATAATAGCAGATACACAATGAGAGATATTGGCTCTTTAGAAAATAGAATTAAAAATATAGAATACTATACTCAACTTTCTTTATTAGAAGCTGATGCTCAAAGTTTACAGATACAAGACGAAAATGGTTTTGATAGATTTAAAAATGGATTTGTTGTAGATAACTTTACAGGCCACAATGTTGGTGATGTAGGGAACAATGATTACAAACTATCTATTGATAGAGCAAGAGGTGAAGCAAGAACCCCATTTAGTGAAGATGTTATTGAAATGGAAGAAGTTGATGATGATTTAACTTCTATATTAGCGGCTGATAGAACAGCAGCTAATTATGCTAAAACAGGTGACCTAATTACTTTACCATATACAGAAGCAACTTATTTAGAACAACCATATGCTACTAAAACAGAAAACTTAAATCCATTTTTAGTATTTAATTGGATTGGTAATGTAGAATTGGACCCACCAGTTGATGAATGGAAAGAAACAAGAGTTGCTCCTGAATTAGTTGTAAATCTTAATGGTACATTTGATAACTTAGCAAGAGAGTTAGGATTAAGTAATACTTCACAAGAATTACCAGTAGGTACTGAGTGGAATGAATGGCAAGATCAATGGTCAGGTAATCCTAGATCAAGTAATAGCTGGCAAGGTAATTCTTTAGTACAAACTACAAGTAGAGATGTTGTACAAACAAGAGCAGGTATTAGAACAACAATAGTACCTCAATCAGTTAGACAAAGTTTAGGTGCTAGAGTTATGTCAGTTAACTTTATACCATTTATTAGAAGTAGAACAATAACTTTTGAAGGTTATGGTTTAAGACCAAATACTAAAGTTTATGGTTATTTTGATAACATAGTAATTACCGCTTATATTACTCCTGACGGAGGTTCATTAGGTGGAAATTTAATTACAGATACAAATGGTTATGTAAAAGGTTCATTTGCTATTCCTGATCCAAATAATACTTCAAATCCTAAATGGAGAACAGGTAAAAGAATATTTAGATTAACAAGTTCATCTACAAATAGTGAAGATAGAACAAATGTTGCCACATCAGCTGAAGGTGATTATTCTGCTAAAGGTTTATTAGAAACAACACAAGAAGCTATTGTTGCTACAAGAGAAGCATCAATACAGAGAACATCAGTCACATCTTCTCAAACTACAACTAGAACAGCAAGTAGAGTTGTTGCGGTAAGACAGCCTCAAAATAATAATCGTGGTGGTGGAGGCGATCCATTAGCGCAATCATTTATAATTGATGATACAGATGGTGTATATATCACTTCTTTAGACGCTTTCTTTGCTACTAAATCAGATACAATTCCAGTAAGAGCAGAAATAAGAAATATGATCAATGGCTATCCTGGACAAAAAGTTATACCATTCGCACAAAAATATTTAAATCCAGGTTCTGTAAATACAAGTACAGATGGTTCTACAGCAACTACATTTACTTTTAATAGTCCTGTTTATTTACAAGAAGGTATTGAATATTGTATAGTATTATATTCAGACTCAACAGATTACACAGCTTACATAGCAAGATTAGGTGAAAAAGCACTTGATACAAATAGAACAGTATCTAAACAACCATCAAGTGGTGTATTGTTTAAATCTGCTAACTATCGTACTTGGACGCCTGAACAAATGGAAGATATGAAGTTCAAATTAAAAAAAGCTGTATTTGATACAACTACATCTGGTACTTTAACATTAGCAAATGCTACTCTACCTGTAAAAACTTTAGACACCAATTCATTAAGAACATTTAATGGTACTGGTATAATAAGAGTGTTCCATAAAAATCATGGAATGCATTCTATAACAGATAATGTTATAATCGCTGGGATACCTGCTGGTACTTACAATGGTATAGCTCATTCTGCGATTAATGGAACATATACAAGTATTTCAAACATAACTTTAGATAGTTATGATATTACAACAGCTGGTACAGCAAACGCAACAGGTGATGTTGGTGGTACAGCTGTGACAGCTACACAAAATAGATTGTATGATGTATTACAGCCACAAATTGGTCATATAGTACAACCAGCAACTGCTTTAACAGCTACTTTAAGAACTACAACAGGTAGATCAGTTCACGGTTCAGAAACAGCGTTTAGCTTACAAGCAACATCTGCTGCTGAAAATATTGTAATAGGTGATAACTATTACTTTGATAATCCAAAACTAGTTGCAAGTGATATTAACCAAACAAATGAAATGTCAGGTTCTAAATCAATTGTTATGAATTTTGTAATGAGTTCAACAAATGCTAATTTATCGCCAGTAATAGATTTAAAAAGAATAAATGCTTTTGCGATTACAAATAGATTAAATAATCCTACAATATCATCTACAAGCACATTTACAGGAGATGGTTCAACAGTTGCATTTACATTATCTGGTACACCAAGTAGTGTTCATATTCTATCAATTAAAAAAGATGGTAAAAAATTACAACCAGTTGACGACTTTACAGTTTCAGGTACAACTTTAACTATGGGTGTTGCACCAGCAAGTGGTTCAAAAGTTATAGCAAAAATTACAAATACAGTAGATTACGAAGATGACACAGCAATAGAAGGTGGTTCTTCTTCAGGTTCTTATATAACAAAACCAATTAACTTAGCTAATGCTTCAACTGCGTTAGATGTTAGATTAGCTGCTAGTGTAAGATCAAGTTCATCTATTAAATGTTTCTTTAGATTATCAGGTGGTGAGGAAACAAGAAGAATAGAAGATATAGAATTTACTCCATTCAATATAGATGGTACTTCAGATGTCACTGTTGATCCGTCAAATGGTGATGTAGTATTAGATGTAGATTTTAAAGATTACAAATTTAGTAAAAAAGATTTACCTGAATTTACATCTTTTCAAATTAAGATAGTTATAAATGGTACAGTATCATCTCTACCAGCAAGATTAAAAGACTTTAGAACAATAGCATTGGCGTTATAATATGGCAAAAGTAAAAGTAGAAGGATTTGAAAGTTTAGTAAGAGATACAAGATCAAATGGTATCATCAATACTAATCAAAACGAATATTCGTTATATATGGCGAGAGTTAATGCAAGAGAAAAACAAGGTGATGAAATAAGAGGCGTTGTAATAGAGATAAATAATCTAAAGGCAGAATTAAGAGAAATTAAAGATTTGATAAAAGGAGTTGTAAAGCAATAAGATGGCAATAAGATCAGTAGCAACAACAGATACACTAAATACTTTTCGTACTACATTTAACTCGTTAGCGGGTACAGATGTAGGAGATTTAACTAGTCTAAATACTAGTGATAAATCTAGTTTAGTAAGTGCTATCAATGAAGCTTTTGGAGCAACATCTTCATTTACTTTGAGAGATTCGTCTTCTACTACACAAGCTATTTCTGGTGGAGATACCTTAAATGTGGTGGGGTCTAATAATATAAATGCTGTTGTAAGTGCAACAGATACATTGACTGTATCTTTAGATAATACACTATCAGGTATTACAAGTCTTGGCATAGGTAGTGTCACAGCTACTGGTAATATAGAGGCAGCTACAATGACTATTAATAGTACATCAGTGGCAACTCAACCTTTCGCAATCGCACAAGCGATAGCATTAGGATAATAAAACGGTTTTATTACTAAAAAAAGTTAGTATTAAGATTTAAAACTATATAAATATAAAAGAATAAGGATAAAAAAAACAATGGCTAACGATTTTAAAAGATTCGCAAAACCGAATGTCGGAACAGGAACAGGTGCTTCAGGAGACGCAATTTATAGTGTCCCAGCAGGTGCTGGTTCATCAGCTTTAGAAAGTATCGTAATAGGTATATCTGTTTGTAATAAAAACGCAGCAGAGAGAACAGTAGGACTATTTTTAGATAATGAAGATGGTTCAAACGATTCTTATATCGTTAACGGATTAAAAGTTCCAGGTAATACAACAGTTGAAATAATGCAAGGTAATAAGATAGTTCTAATAAACGATGGTACAAATGCCGATGTTTTAAGAGCTGAAGCTTCAGCAGGTTCTTCAATTGATGTAGTATGTTCAGTTTTAGAAGATGTGTAATAACACAATAAGAATTATAATAAGGTAGACAAAATGGTAAGATATATAAATGGTAAAGATAATCCTACAGAGATTAAAGTAAGAGCGATGACAGCCGATGGGTCTACAAAAACTTTCACTGTCACACAAGGCATGACTGAAGATAAGACTATTGTCACACTTAATGGAGTGACACAATCTAAATCAGCTGATTATTCAATATCAGGAACAACTTTAACAATGGTAGTTGCACCAGCACCATCAGACGATTTAATCGTTAGAGAAATGCCGGTATAGGGAGAAATTATGGCGGGAAAAATAAGACAATCAAATTTAAATCAAACTGTAGTATCTGGGCATACTGTAAATCCACAAGCATCAGTAGCTACAGATGATAAAGTATTAATTTACGATACAAGTTTAAATCAATTAAGACAAACTAACACAGCAAGCATTGGTATTCAAGCACCAACTGTCACAGGCATATCTCCTACTTCAGTAGCAAGAGGTGATGGTAGTGGAACTCAAGCTTTTACTGTCACAGGTACAGGATTTAATGCAGGTACAACAGCAAAACTAATTACTAATGGTGGAGCAAATGTAGTATTTAACTCTGTGTCAATTGATAGCTTAACACAATTAACTTGTGTTGCTGCTAAATCAAACTTTTTAAACGCTAACGAACCTTATGATATATCAGTCACAAACGGTACAGGTTTAACACTTGTTTTAGAAAATCAAATTAATGTTGATGGAGCTCCAACATTTGTGACAACTGCAGGTTCATTAGGTTCTTGTAGAGCATCAGGAAGTTTTGTTGTAGAAGCTTTTGACCCAGAGTCAGGAAGTGATCCTGCTTTTGAATTAGAATCAGGTTCTTTTCCACCAGGAATGACATTAACAGCTGGAGATAATGGTCAAGCGACTATCGGCGGTTCTGTGACGGGTACTTTACCTACTTCAGATGTAATTTACAACTTTAGATTAAAAGCAACAGACGCAAACTCAAACATTTCATTTAGAGATTTTTCTATTACAGTCGTTGGTCCAAGTTTTACAACATTAACTGCATCCGCAGACTATGTTGTACCAACAGGAACAACTGCAGTAGATGTACTAGTAGTTGCTGGTGGCGGAGGGTCAAGGGGTTATCCCGGTAATCGTCCAGCAGGTGCAGACCCAGCAGTACACGGAAATAATGGTGGCGGTGGAGCCGGTGGATTAATATTCGTTCCAGGTTTCACAGTGACACCAGGTGCAACAATGCCAGTCACAGTCGGTGGCGGTGGTGAATTTACAGATGGACAAGATTCAGTATTTGGAACATTAACTGCTAAAGGTGGTGGTGTTGGTAAACAAGGATTTTACATTATCGGTTATCAACCAGGTACAGCGGGAGGTTCCGGAAGTGGTGGTGGACAATCAGGTAGAGGTCTACAAGGACCAGCTGGTATAGCAACTCAACCTACTCAACCAGGTCAATCAGGAGCTTATGGCTTCGGAAACAACGGTGGATCAAGTGGCGGCGGCGGCGGTGGCGCTGGTACTGCAGGTACACCTGGTTCTAGTGGAACCGGTGGAGATGGAAGAGCTTACACAGTATCAGACGGAACAACTTCAGTAATATACGCTGGTGGTGGTGGAAGTGCTAGTGGTGCTGGTGGTACAGGAGGCGGTGGTCCAAACCCTGCGCCAACTGTAGATTTTCCAGCTGATGGATTAGATAGTAGAGGTTCTGGTGGTGCTGGAAGACCTCAAGCAACTGGTCCTGCTGATAACCCTAGATCAACAGGTGGATCTGGCGTAGTTATCATCAAAGCATAATACAAATTTATAAAGAGGCGTCTTAGGACGCCTTTTTTGTATCATATAAATAGATAGTGAATAATTAAAAGGAGTGAATAACAATGACAAGTGATAATAATTCAGAAAAAGAAATCGTATTTAATAAAGATATGATGACGGACGAGAATTTCAAAAGAGTTATAAAAGAATTAATTAGAGATTTACAAACTAACAAAGAGATACCTTTGGATATGTTTTGTGAACAATTAAAACTTAAATATCAAATAACAGATTATCCAGAGATAGACTTATCTCAAAATATGTGGATACAATGTACAAAAAACATACCAAACTTTCAATCACATTTACAAGGTCATAGATTGGTAAGTAAACCAGAAGGTAAAATAAGAGTACCTATATATGGATATACAGTAGATGCTGAACTGGGTGATTTTGTTGTTAAAAAAATAGTAGAAAACTATAACAAAAGCAAATTGAAAAAGCAATAAATTATTTTATATAAGTATATTATATTATGCAACCTAGTAATTCATATTACTTTTTTAAAAGCGCACTTTCGCCTGATCAATGTAAAAAAATTATTGATTATGGTGAATCCTTACTCATTAATAAAAAGTCAAAAGGCTTATCTACAGCAGCCACTACATTAGGCAATAATCACAAACAAGGTGATGATTCTGGTGGGATTCCATTAGGCGATAAGACGCACGAGCAACTCTATAAAGAAACTGGTGTTGAAGATACTGAAAAACACTCATATGTAAGAGATAGTGAAACTTCTTGGTTTAATGACCAATGGGTTTATGATTTGATATGGCCATACTTAATAGAAGCTAATGAAAAATCTGGCTGGAAGTATGATATAGATTTTGGTGAAGATATACAATTTACAAAGTATGGATTAAATCAGTTTTATGGTTGGCATTCAGACGGCGGTGGTTGTAATCATAGAGCATATAAAAGATATGTACCAGGTGTCACACCAACTGATAAAGACGGTAAGTGGCCACCAACTTACACACCCAATGAAAATTTAGTAGGTAAAGTTAGAAAAATATCTATGACAATTAATTTGAATGAGGCAGGATCTTACGATGGTGGTAATTTAAAATTTGATTTTGGTCCACATGCTGGAGGAAAAAGATTCCATGAGTGTATAGAGATAAGACCTCAAGGTTCTATAATATTTTTTCCATCTTTTACATATCATCAAGTCACACCTATAACAAGAGGTACCAGATATTCATTAGTATTATGGCTATGTGGTAAACCATTTAGATAAAATTATGAATACATCAGCAGCAGAATTTTTTAAAGAACATGGTTGGGTTAAATTAGAAAAAGTAATTGATAAAGATATGGCAACTTTTTGCTATAACTATGTTAAATTTGAATGTACAAGATTAACTCTATTAGATGAACAGTTGGGTTATGGTAATTATGATAAAGAAGTATGGGGTACATTTACAGATAAGCAAGCGCCAGGTGATTTTAGTAAATATGGGGATATGTTTTTTGATACATTAATGATTTTAATAACTCATAAAATAGAACATGCTTGTGGATTAAAACTAACTCCTACTTATTCATATCATAGACTTTATACAAAAGGAACAGAATTAACTAGACATAAAGATAGACCTAGTTGTGAAATATCAACTACAATGTGTTTAGGTTATGACAATGAAAACTTAAAAGAAAAAAACTGGAATTGGCCTATGTTTGTTGGTCCTAAAGATGGAGATATTGGTACTCCAGGAGCAGCAGTACATTTAAGTCCAGGAGATTTGATAATATATAGAGGGTGTGAAGTAGAACATTGGAGAGAACCTTTACCTGCTAATAATCACGCTCAAGTCTTTCTACACTATAATGAGAGAGAAGGTAAGAACAATATAACTTATGATAAAAGACCTTTTATAGGATTACCAAAAGACATATTTACTCTAAAGAAAAAATATACACTTGAACATGATAAAAAGAAAACTGATAAAATAGTTTATGATTAGTATTAATTTTAAAGATGATATAAAAGATATTAAACAAAGTTGGGAAATAAGAACAATAAAAGATAATCCAATGTTTCCATTTGTTCTGGTAGACAACTGGTATACACCTGAAGAAGAACAAGGTATTTGGAAAGAATTAGAATATTATGCTAGTAATCCAATTGACAAAGCTGAAGATGGTATTGTAGCCAAAGAGGCTAATGGAGAGTCTAAAGGAAAACATAATAGATATTACCTAGACAAGATTTATAGAGATGAAAGTAGAAACCAATCTAATATCTTAAATTGTACATATAAACAAAAGATGTTAGAATTACATCATAAGATAAATGATTGTGGTCATTATGGTAGATCATTTTTTTCATCAAATGCTATTACTTCTTTTGTATCATATTATAATAATAGTGATTACTACAATTCTCACCATGACTCTTATCATTGGACAAATTTAATTTGGTTTGTAAAAGAACCAAAATCATTTGAAGGTGGTGATTTAGAGTTTGAAGAATCAAATACAACAATTAAACTAAAACATAATAGAGCAGTTTTGTTTCCATCAATGTTTTTACATAAATCTAATGCGTTAAAATTTAATCAACAAGATAATGGTAGCAGTGGTAAGTTTACAATAACTCATTTCTACTATGGACAACCTACAAGATGAGTACACCAATAGCTTACAGTAAACATGAGGCGTGGCCAACTCCTATTTACCAATCTACGATTGAAGTAAAAGACAAGTGGTTAGATTTCTGTAATACTACTAAATTTGAAAGAATGGAAACTGATAATGGTGATATATCAAAAGATAGAAACATATTAGAACAAACGGATTTAAAGAATGATATAGAAGATCATTTAAATAATTATGTAAGAGATTGGTTAAAAGTAGATGAGCGTACTAAATTTTATTTTACTACATCTTGGTTAGTAAAACACAATAAGGGTGATTGGTCAGGTATGCACTATCATGCTAATTCTTTAGTAAGTGGAGTATATTACTTAAAAACCCCTAAAGACTCTGGTGACATTAAGTTCCATCAACACTTTAACAAATCTGCTTTTCCTGAGATGTTAAGGTTTGAATACACAGAAGACAATATGATTAATAGTGAAGTAGTTGCAGTTAAAGTAAAAGCTGGTGATATATTATTATTTCCATCTCATTTAAACCATTCTGTGACAAAAAATATGAATAATGATTGTAGATATTCACTAGCTTTCAACGCTTTTATTAAAGGGGACTTAGGAAAAATGGAGTATTCTTTATCAATTAAATAAAAATGTACAATATAAAATACATAAATATACTAATAACGAGAGAGAACAATGGCAATCACACAAAAAACAGCAGAAAATTTTGTAATAGATCAAGGCGCAGATTTTAGTAGAACACTAACAATCACAACCGATGGATCTACAGCATACGATATTAGTGGTTTAACCATACAAGCTCAAATGAGAAAAGGTTTTTCTTCATCTACAAGAACTGCCACATTTATTTGTTCAATAGTTTCAGGTACTGCTGGTACTTACAAATTAACACTTACAGATACTATAACTGCTGCGATAGACGCAGGTCGTTATGTATATGATGTAGAATTAATATTGGCAGACTCCACTATTGAAAAAGTACACAATGGTATTATTACTATTAATCCAGAGGTGACAAAATTCTAATGACAAAAGATTTAGAAAAGTTTTTTAATCAACTTGCAGGTAATTATGATAATACTATCAAATCTGAAGAACAAGATAAAGAGATATTAGAGTTAATCAAAGAAAAAAATAAATTACAAGAAGAAGTAAAAGCTCAACAAGATTCAGAATATACAACTCTCTTAGCAGAAAAGAAAGAATTAGAATTAGCTGTAAGTAAAGAACAAGATAATCAACTACAAGAATTAGCGAAAGAGAAAAAATCACTAGAAGTAGCAATACTATCAGAACAACAAAAACAAGAAAAACTTAAAGCATTATTTGATTTGCCTAAGTTTGATAATGTTGTTAAAGATAAAACTAAAGCTACTATTGATGAAAACAAATTATTAGACACACTAAAAGACTTAACAAGTGCTGTTAGTACATATCAAAAAGAAGAAATTGTCAAAACTAATATTACTGAGAATGACTTTACTAAATTTATTAAATCAAAATCTACAACAAATCTAGTATCTGAAGATTTAATAAACAATGTTAAACAAGTTATCAATACTGAAACAACACCTATAAGAAGTTTACAACAAGATAGAATTGCTGATACTGCTAATGTAGAAATTACAAACAAAGATGATGTTGTAAAAGAATTGACTAAACACGCACAATCAATCAAAGAGGATATTGTGTCAGGTGATACTAATATAGAAAAACTAACATCAGAATTTAGTAGATTTAAACAATTAACAACTTTACAATTACAATCTCTAGGTGGTGGTGGTAGTACCAAAATATCTAACATGGACGATGTGGATATTTCAAGTCAAGCAGATGGTTTCGCTTTAAAATATAATGCGTCAACAAAACAATATGACTTCGGTGAAGTTGCTAGTGACCTATCAGCAGTAGATCAAAATATTATACCTGATACAAACAATAGTAGAGATATTGGTTCATCAGCTAAGAATTTTAGAAATGGTTATTTTCAAAATGTATATGTTGCTGGTTCAACATTAGAAGTTTCAAATGATACTACATTAAAAGGTGATACAGTTATTGGTGTCAATACTGGAGATTCAACAGAAGATACAATCAATGTCACAGCAAGATTTATTTCAAATTTAGAACCATTAACAACATTAACTTATGATTTAGGATCACCTAACAGAAGATGGCGTGATATTTACTTGTCAGGTAATACGATTGACTTGGCTGGAGCAACAATTTCGGGTGATGGAACAGGACAGATATTGATTTCTTCAACAGGAGTGACTTTACCTGCTGGTTCAAAATTAGGTAATGATAGAATAGCGAAGTCAAACTCTGTGGGTGTATCTACAAAAGATGTACAACTATTCACACAAGCTGGAGGTTTGAGTACAGCGGCCACTACATTTACAATGGCAGCAGGGTCTTCAAATGCATCAGTATTTACATCATTTAAAAAGGCAAACGGAACGACACAAGCAAAATTTGAATTGTTTAGTTTCTAATAAAAAATACATATAAATAGTTTAATAGGAGAATAAAATGAGTTCAAAAGTACCAGTAAGAACCGTATTTGATGACGGTGGTAATGCCACTGGTCTAGCAGAATACCAAACAGGTGAATTTATACCTTTAACACACGGAGGTATAGGTGTTTCTTTGGCTATCGGTTCAGCAGGACAAGTATTAAAAGTAAATAGTGGTGCTAGTGCGTTAGAATTTGGCGCAGTTGAAGCAATCATTAATATTGATACAGCAACAAATTTAACCGCAGCAACATTAGTATCAGGTGACCAATTTATGGTTTCAGATGGTGGTAGTGAGGGAAGAGCAACATTAGCTCAAATACAGACTGCTATCAAAGATACAACTGCCACACTTACAAACAAAACTATAAGTGGTGCTTCTAATACTCTTTCAAATATACCTACAAGCGCAATTACTTTTGCTAGTTCTTCAATTACAGGTATAACAAGTTTAACAGCTGGTGGTATTACTATAACTGGAAATACTATTACATCAGCAGACTCAACAGTTATTGAAATGGGTGAGAGTTTAAGTATTACAGGTGGATTAACTCAATCAAGCAATGATATTGTACTAGGAACAAACACATCTGGTAATATCATGGTAGCTGACGGTAGTAAATTTAGTTCTAAAGCTGTAAGTGCATTAGCAGAAATTACTTCAGTAGCGACTGATGATGTATTACTGGCAATAGATACTTCAGGTGGTGGTCTTAAAAAGATTAGTAGATCAGCATTAGTAGCAGGTTTAGCTGTACAATCTTTCGCCATAGCGCAAGCTATTGCATTAGGTTAGTATTATAAATATTCTCCAGTAGAATAAGGGAAAATAAATGGCACAACCAGCAACAAGAGAATCGTTAAAACAATATGCGTTAAGAGCACTAGGGAAACCTGTGATTGAAATTAACGCTGATGATGATCAATTAGAAGATAGAATTGACGAAGCATTACAATATTTTACACAATATCATTATGATGCTATAAGAAGAACATATCTAAAATATCAATATACACAAGAAGATTATAATAGAATGACAGTAGATGCTTCTTCTGAATCAACTACTAAAAATTCAATTACTTCAACTTGGAAAGAAGGACAAGGATTTATCGTTGTACCTGAAAGTGTTGTATCGGTAATTAATGTATTACCATTTTCAAGTAAAGGCAATTTAAACTTATTTGATGTTAGATACCAAATGAGATTAAACGACCTTTATGATTTTTCTTCAACTTCTATAATTAACTTTGATGTAGTTATGAGACAGTTGGATTTCCTAGACCATATACTTGTTGGTGAAAAACCTATGAGATTTAATCAACACGATAATAGACTATACATTGATATGGATTGGAAAAACGATTTACAAATTGGTGAATATCTAGTTATAGAATGTTATAGAAAATTAGATCCTGATACTTTCACAGATGTATATAATGACTTATATTTAAAAAGATATGTGACTGCATTATTCAAAAAACAATGGGGCGCTAACTTGTCTAAATTTAATGGAGTAGCAATGATTGGTGGAGTTTCTTTAAATGGTGGTCAAATATATTCAGAAGCTTTAGCAGATATTGATAAATTAGAAACAGAATTAAGAACAACTTACGAATTAAACCCAGCAATGATGATAGGATAATGCCATGGCAGTCAATCATTATTTTCAAGCTGGCAAAGGCATAGGTTCTACCGAAGAACAAAGATTATACGAAGACTTAATCATAGAAGGCCTAAAAATCTACGGCCAAGATTGTTATTACTTACCACGAACACTAGTAAATAGAGATTTAATTTTAGGCGAAGATATGCTGTCTAAATTTTCATCTGCACTTTTACTTGAAATGTATATGGAAACTACTGAAGGTTTTGCTGGTGAACAAGAGATAGTTAATAAGTTTGGTTTAGAGATTAGAGAAGATACAACCTTTATGGTTGCGAAAAGAAGATTTAACGATGCAGTAGATGAAAAAGCTACATTGATTGCTGAAGGAAGACCAAACGAAGGCGATATAATTTATATGCCTTTGATGAATAGTTTTTTTGAAATTAAATTTGTACAAGACCAAGAGCCTTTCTTTCAATTAGGAAATTTACCTGTTTATAAACTAGTATGTACTAGATGGGAATACAGTTCTGAAGAATTAAATACAGGCGTTGATGGAATAGATGCGGCTGAAGACAAATACACTTTAGATCAATTACAACATCAAGTTAGTTTAGAAACAGCAACAGATGGTGGAACAGGTGCATTGTTATTAGAGAACGATAGTGCTGATGGAGAATCTAATTACTTTATTAATGAAGATTACGCTTTACAAACTCAATCGCCTTATGCTGATAATTTAGATTTAGATAGTGCTGCTGGTTTTGACACAGCGTCAACTGCAGATGATATATTAGACTTTACAGAACGAAACCCGTTCGGAGATGTGGATTTTTAAATGTTTGGAAAATATTTTTACAACGAAAGTATGAGAAGAATGACCATTGCCTTTGGTCAAATATTCAATAACATACAGATTAAAAGAAAAGACTCTAGTGGTACTACAGTACAAAGTATTCAAGTTCCTTTAGCTTATGCTCCTAAAGAAAAGTTTTTAGTTAGATTAGATCAACAACCTGATTTAGACAATAGAGAATTTGCGATTACTTTACCTCGTATGGGTTTTGAGATTACTGGAATTGAATATGATGGTAGTCGTAAACTATCAAGGATGCAGAAGTACAAAACTGTTAAGACAAGTGCAGATGGTAAAGTATTAAATTATAATTATACTCCAGTTCCTTATAATATATCATACAACTTATATTCATTTACGGCAACAGCTGAAGGTGGATTACAAATTATAGAACAAATTTTACCTTTCTTTCAACCAGACTATACTGTGACTGTAAATGCGATACCTGAATTAGATATTAAAAGAGATGTTCCTATTGTTTTAAATAATGTTAATTACGAAGATAGTTATAATGGTGACTTCTCAGCGAGAAGAGCTGTAGTTTATACTTTAGGATTTACAGCGAAGACATACTTATTTGGTCCAGCGAATACTCAAAAAGTCATTAAAGAAACACAAGCTGACATATATTCTAATACAGATGTAAACTCTAAAGCAAGAGAAACAAGAATTATTACTGTACCTAATCCTACTAGCGCTGACGCTGATGATGATTTTGGATTTACAACAACAATAACAGCTCACACAGACGGTAAGAAATACAATCCTGATACAGATACTGACGAATAAATAGATTATATTACATTATGGAAAATTTTATACATACATTTCAAGTCCAAGATGACTCTATCTGTGACGCATTAATAGAGTATCATAAAAACAATACAGAAACAAAAGACTTTGGTTATACCGGTTCTGGTAAACACACTAGAATTGATAAGTCTATAAAAGATTCTATTGATGTTGTTGTTCCAACATATTCTAAAGATCCATCTGTGGTAAGATACCATAATGAAGTTATATCAATAGGTGTAGAGCAATATAGAAAAAAATATGAGTTTTGTAATATGCCTTTACAATTAAAATTACCAATGAACATACAGCACTATCCAATTGGTGGTGGATATAAAAGTTGGCATTACGAAAGAAACTCTTATATGTTTGATGAGTTAAGTAGAGTTATTGTTTACATGACATACTTAAATGATTTAGATAATGCTGGAACAGAATGGTTGTACCAAAAATATAAAGTTGAAGCTAAAAAAGGTCTAACAGTTATGTGGCCAGCAGAGTGGACACATACTCACAGAGGTGTAGTATCTACAACACAAGAAAAGTACATAGCAACTGGTTGGTTGAATATGAGTGTAAATCAAACCCATAAATAGTAGTATGACTAAATTAGAAGACAAGGTAAATGATATATTAGGAATAGGTAGTGGTCCAGAGGAGCATGAAAAGTTAATAGTTAAACAAGAATTTAACTCTCCTGTAATTCGTAAAGAAGGTGATGAAAAAAAAGATATTGATAACGATTACAATTATAGTAGAGATAGTTATTACAATTTAATTGATAAAGGTAATGAGGCTATTCAAGGTATATTAGATATAGCTAAAGAAGGACAACACCCTAGAGCATATGAAGTTGCTGGTCAACTTATAGGACAAGTAGGACAAACAGTAGATAAACTACAAGACCTACAAAAAAAATTAAAAGATTTAAAAGAATTACCAAAAGGCGTTAATCCAAAAATACAAAACGCATTGTTTGTAGGATCAACAGCTGAATTACAAAAGATGTTAAAAAAAGATGAAAATATTGAAAGCAAAAACATCACACCAAAAGAAGACAATACTAGCGATAAGTGATTTAACTTATAATACTTATTACGAAAAGTATAACCCTAAATTAACAGACGGTGTTGAAAATATAAAAGATATTATGGATAATCCAATTGAAGTCTTTAAACATACTAAACAAAAGAATAGATTTGGTGCAACAGGTCAACCATATATTGAAAAAGAGTATAGTGTTTTAAAAGGTAGTCAAAGAGTGACACAAGCGAACAAACTTGGATATACTCATATTGAGGTTATTATAAAAAATGATAAAAGGATATAACAGATGAGTGGACAAGACCAATATCTAGGTAATCCAAACCTTAAAAAAGTAAACACACCACAAGAGTTTACTAAAGATCAAATATTAGAATATCAAAAGTGTGCTGGAGATCCAATTTACTTTATGGAGACATATGTTCGTATTGTATCGCTTGATTTGGGTCTTGTTCCTTTTAAGATGTACGACTTTCAAAAAAAGATTGTACAGACTATACATGATAACAGATTTACAATTTGTAAATTACCTAGACAGTCTGGTAAGTCAACGACTACAATTTCTTATCTTTTACATTACGCTTTATTTAATCCTAATTCTAATATCGCTTTACTTGCTAACAAATCAACAACTGCTAGAGATATATTAGGAAGACTACAACTTGCTTATGAAAACTTACCTAAATGGATGCAACAAGGTGTAATCAATTGGAACAAAGGTAATATTGAATTAGAAAACAAATCAACCATAGTCGCCGCTGCCACATCTTCAAGTGCCATTCGGGG